ATTTATACTCCACCTACTAGTATGAAAATATTCTTGTAGTTTTAAATTACATTGAAGAAGTACGTCTCTAGAAGGTTCGTTAGGTAGTGTTAATATATCATATTTCACTCCTATGTTTATGATAAATGCATCTTTTATATTTAAAGAATCGGTTAAAAGCATATATTGGGACATATACGTTTTTAAATTTTCTTTAAGGTTTTGAGTTGCTGTAATAAGTTTGCCGTTATTATCATACGCTAATACGTAGAGACTTAGCGCTAGCGGATTTTTATCTAATACGCTACCTCCGCTATTGGTAAGATAGTCTTGAGTTACATATGACTTTGATACACTACCAAATTTTGATGGAAGTGTTAACGCTCTAACGGAATAGTCTTGTAAGGTAACAGCACGTTGTTGTTCTGCAAATGATCTTAATGCATTCTGCCTCAACTCTTCTACGGTGTCTCCATCTCTACCTCCTGATGCTGGCTGGGGATTGTTAAATGTTAATGTACTGACATAAGTACTATCTGTAGCGCTAGTTACTACTGTATCTACGGTGTTTATAGTGTTTGCAGGGCTGTTAGAAGTAATACCGCCTCCTACTAAATACCTAATTGTTAAAGTTGTATTAGAGGGTGCTAGACCATAAGTTCTCGTGAAAAGAAAGTTAGAAGGGTCATATGCTTTAAAATACTCATTTAAGCTATTCCAGCTCCCGATATCTGAGTAGCTTGATTGCCCTGGGTTGGGTATTATGTCCCTATCATCCTGTGGGGAGATACCGGAGCCAAATTGGATTTGTAATACTCCTTTGGATGTGAATCTTGTAACGAATCGTCTTGGAACTTTTAGTAAAGAGAGTATATTGGGTGTCAGATTACTGTCTGAGTCTATGTTTATTGTGGAGTTAAAGATAGTGTCTTGGCCCAGTGCAGGTACTTCGTACCAGGTATTACCGTCACTGTCGGTGATATCTAAAATTCCTATTATGTTTTCTTCTTCTATCTCTACGGTTGCAAACTTTTCAGCAGTAGTATACGTTTGGGTGGTTGTTTTTATTTCTCCTGCTTTTGCTTTTGTTTTTTTTGTAAGTAAAAATTCGGCAGGTTTACCGTCATCCAAGGAATAGATGCGTATATCGGTAGGGTCGTACGAACTAGAGAATTTAAAATCTACAACGTTTTCAGTAATAAAAGTAAGATTGTCACCTACAGTTGAGCTAATTACAGCGTTTTTATCTACTTTTATAGCTTGATCCCAGTTAGGTATATAAGAGCCGGAAGCTGGTTCTTTTGCGGCTACTCTTTGGGTTATCTCAAGTTCTACTTCTGCTGTTGAGGTAACTCGAGGTCTATACCCCATCATGTATGCTAATGAGTAGAGGTTAGATGGGTTTTTAGCGTGCTGTAGGAATGTTTCTTGAAGTTGAGTATCTTGGTAGAACGAAAGTACGTCTCCCACATACGCTGCCATTTCGATAAACATTGTACCGGGTGATGTAGGGGAAAAGTCGTTATAAGAATCAGGAAAATAATTTTTAGCAAACTCAGTTAGCTGTTCCTTAAAATCTGAGAATTCTTTATTTATATACTTTATGTCTCTTTGTTCTGCCATTACTGTTCAAAATTAATTATAACCTCATCTTCAATGTTAGTGTCTCTTATAATATATCTTAAAGCGAATTGAACTGTGTTTCTGTCGGGAATTCCAACTGTGTTAATTTCTACAGGTTCAACCTTAGGAAAATACACTTCTAAATCTCTTCTTACTATTGCATCTATCTCTCTTACTTTTGTTTCAGTTAATTGATCAAAAAGAAGGTTTTGCAATCTGTTACCAAACGTTGGATTCAAATACCTTTCACCTCTTGCAGTCAAAAAATAATTTATTAGATTAGTTTTTATAGCATCTTTAGATTGATAAGTAGAGTTAAAGACGGCTTTACCGGAAAAGGGTAGGGATACTCCTATTGCTTTTCTAGGTTGAAGATCTAAAGGGTTAATTTTTTTTACTTCAAAAGGCATCTTAAACGTTTAAACTCTATTTCTATCTTTTTTGTATGACGCATCTAAAACTGATTTAGCCTTAGATACGAAATCTAATTTAGATATGTCGATTCCTGGAGCTGGTCCCTGATTTTCTCTCATCATTTGATTAGACATCATAGAGGCAAAATTGGGTTTCTGGATTCCGTTAGACCCCATAATGTTAGATGCGTCCTCTGATGTCATTTCTGCTTTTGTAGCTTGCAGCATTTCGTCTAAAGTTGCACTTTTGCCGACAGACCATTTCTTTGGTTGTCCTTTAGCTACAGGTTTGTATTCATTAAATTTCTGCACTTGTTGAGTAGGAGTAGAGGCATACTTTACAGCTTCATTCATTACATCTTGTAACTCCTCCTTAACAGCTGCTCTGACTTCTTCGCGTATAATTTTACGTAATTGATCGAGTTTCATATATATAAATAGTTTAGTTATGGAAGTTGATTGTCTATTCTAAATTTGATTTCATCTAATAGTACGTCTATTGATGAACTAAAAGACTTTGCACCTTTTAAAACTACTACTCCGCTTGGATCTTTAGCAATGGCGAAGCGGCGGGGAGCAATTTTAGGAGATTTTTCGTCTGTGATTATCTCTAAGTTGTAGATTGTTCCGTTTGGTCCGGTATGTACAAACCTACTGTCTTTGGATCTGTCTATCTCGTTTAAGCTTTTAAATAAATCTATTAAATTTTTAATATCGTTCAAAATGCTTGGATCAATATTGCTATTTGAAAGCTTTGTGAGACTGTCATTTAAAGTTTGAATATTATCTTCCTGTGGACTATCTTTTTTTATATTTGCAACAACTTGCTCTAAAGACTGGCCGGTCTCTTGACTTATGTCTCTAATAGATCTACTGTCTAATTCTTGACCTTCATCTCCTATGTTATTTCCTATAAATTTTGGACCTAAAGTAGAAAAAATAGTATTCCCTTGTTCGTCTAATAATCCAGCTGCTTCTAAATCTTGATTTGTTAATTCCCCGGTGTTTAACCTATCCTGAAGTGCTTTGTCTACTTCGCAGGTTTTTAAAGATAATTCTACTCGATTTAGAACATTAGTAATTGATTTTAACTGCCCAGATGGAGCTTTAAGTATGTGTTCTAATCCGTTGATGTCGTCTCCTATTTGTTTTACAAATTCTTTTAATAGGTGCAATATGTCTGCAAACTTGGTTGTTATGTTGACGGGTATACCAAACCCAGGTGGAACTGATTGCGGTATTGGTAGGGACAGTATTACTTTTATTGCAGCTTTAAGGCCAGATAGTGGTCCTTTAAGTTTGTTGGGAAGAGATTGGAACTTTTTTATTCTATTAGAAATCTTAGTGCTACTATTTGATGCGCTATCTTTTTGTCTTCTTATAGAGCTTAAATTGGATGGACACCCGTCTTGCCGAAAGGTATTTTGTACCTTATTAGCTTGGACAAGAACCTTAGAGGTAATATCTCCTTCTATCTTGCCAACTATTCTAGCAATTCCTGCTACAAGTTTACTTTCTGGTATATTTACGTAAGGCATTATTTGTTATCTATAAATACTTTTCTAGAGTGAAGCTGTTTTAATAGAGATTTAAGTTGGGGTAGTTGTATTTGTAACTTAATTCCTTCTTTTATTAAAGCTCCGATATATGTTGGCGGTGCTGGTGGAGTTGTTGCAAGTGTTTTAGCCAAACCTTCAAGTAGGCTCACTAAGTCGTCTAACCAATCTGTCGATGTTTGTCCTTTTAATGCAGGTTCTTTTTCTTCAAAAGCAGTTGTGCCTAAGTATATTTTTTTTGCATCTAGTCCAATATACTTTTCTCCATCTATACCTATGATTTTGGAGTTAAACCCTATCATTTCTTTTGAAGAAATAAAAGCTCCTTCATCTCTAGCGTTAAAATAAAGCCTGCCTGAGTTAACTATAACTTGACTGCCTTTAAATTTGTCTGCTTTTTCTGGTTCAGAATCAAATGCATCTCTTTTTTCATTAGCTTGTGTTAACGCAATAGTATGATCAGATGTGAGAAAAATAGAAGAGGGGTCTTCATTTATATCTTCAACTATAGGGTTTAGAGAATCGTCAGGTGTTTTTTTACCATTGCTTATTAGAGTAACGGGTTTACCATTATTTGAATTGTCAGTTATAGTGTTAGAATCGTACTTAGTACCGTTAAATCTTATTGACTGTCCGTTTCTTCCTTCCCAAATATCGTCTCCAGGAAATGCTTGTAATGGAGCTATTTTATCTTGCTCTTCAAAATATTTACCGAAATCGTTTTCACTATCACCGGACTGTATGCTGTCTGGGTATGCGTTATGGTGAGGATGGTTCCATATAGAGATAATATCTATCCAGTATGTTTTACTTTTGGTAGGATCAGTTAACCTGTCGTCCGAAGGGTTAGATTTTAAAGATACTATTTCTCCTTTTAAGGGTATTCTTTTTAAATAAGAGTTGCTACAAAAAGCAAAATCTAGTGGTTCTTCTGTATCTTCTTTATACGGTGATGAAAGGGACCTAAAAAATACTCCGTTTATACTTTGAGATTTTCCATAAGTTTCATATAACGGATGGAATTGATCTAATATTACGTCCACCACTCTTCCAAATTTAGATCCATAGAAAGAGTTTGATGAATTAGTATTTACACCAGACGACATATTAGTAACTCCAAACCCAAAATTATAAGCCATCCTCTTCCTCTTCTTTTTGTACTTCTTCTACTTGCTGTTCAAGAGCCTCTTGTTCCTCTAGTAAATCCTGAAGGTCTGAGAAGTCAAACTCGCCTGCTCCATCACCTTTGGCTTGCGCTGTTTCTATACGTTGAATTACCGTCGCTAATTTAATTAAATGCTCGTCATTCTTTACTCCTATCTCCATATATTCCTTTATCATAGGAACAATGAGAGTAGCGTCTCCAATGTTTTCTATAAGGGGTTTTAATTCTCCGATGAGAGCTTTTACCTGTCCTTTAGTTTCTTTAGAGTTGTCGTATATTTCACCAAAGAGATCAGATAGAGTCTTTCCTTTGAATATTTCTTTATCTAAACTCATAATAAAAATAGTTTATTATAAATAGACTTACAAAGGATTATTGGATAGTAGACCTTGATCGTAGTAGTGTAAATATTTTCTATACCACTCTTCTCTCAAAATAGAAATCACCCTAGTAAGATGGGGGGTATCGCAGTCTGTCATTTCCCTGATATAGATGTATAGTGCTTTTTTCTTAAATAAATCTAAATCGTGACGAGTCTTAAAAACAGTTAATACGGCATCTGCAATACGGATATCTGATTCTTTAATAAAAAGTTCATCTAGGTTATCATAGACCTCATCTATCCAATCATCTAAGAAGCTTGAAAGTGTTCTAGCTGATGGAGAGTCCAAATCTAGATCTTCTTCAAAAGACTCCTCTATGTCAGAAAAAGAACCTATTTGCTTTAATCTCTTATAGTTTTTGTTGTTATAATTTATAAGCCATCTTTTTACTATTGTACCAAAGTAAGAATATGCTTTTGCACCATTAGTTGGATCAAACTTCATAATCTTTTCTTCTAATAGGACAGATACTATTTCGTGTTTAAGATCTTCTATCTGTTCTACATCTGTATAGTAAAACTTAAAAGTGTGTATAATATTCTCTGCTAACTTATAAAAAGGGAGGTAAATATGATCTGTAAAAATTTTAGCTCTATAATCTGAATCTGTAGAGTTATTATATTTTACTATGTAATCTTCTGTTTCTTTTGTAAAGTAATTAGCTTTGGATCTTTTCCTTGCCATAATTTTCTGGGAGCATGTATCGGTTTAGCTCGTCTTGTACATATTTCATTTGTTCAAAAAAATAACCGACCTCATCATCTGACTGGAAGACCCCTTTCTCATCTAGATTTTTTAGGTGCTTTTGACCTTCGCCTAAGGCGTTTGATATATTTTGTAGATATTGTACCTGGTCTTGTACAACATCCTCGTATTTTTCTACCTTTTTAAGTAGGTTTCTTAAAATATAGATAAAAGTTAATAGAATAGCAACTAAAACTCCAATAATTAATTGGTAAGTAAGCATTTTTTATAAATTTTTTAATATATTTGTTAGCCCTTCGGAAGAATTGACACGTTTTCCGGTGGAAGAAGGTGTTTTTTGGGCTTTTGGAGTAGAGGAACCGCCATTTCTCTTCCACATATCGTATTCTACCTTAGAAGCTAAAAAGTCTGCA